GCCACACTTCCTGTTTCCATTTCCATATCTTATTCCTTAGGTATACCCCCTTCTATAAAGGGCATTAGTTGAACTTTTTTCTTTTTATATTTACTGTCTGAGACAGCTTCAGTTTCTTCAGGCTCTTCGTCATTGAAAGGCATAGTGGTATTCTGGTCTACCTCTTTAGAATCTCTACCCATAAGCTTTTTCATTTCACCTGTGTTGTATGTTGCTATTAAACCACCCATTATATTATCCTTTTGGTATATTAAGTCCAGCACCTTTACCAGCTACTTCTGCTGTAGGTTGTATTTTAAGGTCTGTTCTTAATTGTTTCTTACCTTTACGTACTCGTCTTAGCTTCTTAGCTTCACCTGTTGTTACAGTTTCTACTTCTTCTCCTTGTTCTCTAGGAGCAGCTGTTTTAGCTTCAGGTTTTGGAGCAGGAGCAGGAGCAGGTTTGGGTTTAGGTTTGCTTACTATTTTCTTAATAGGTGCAGTAACTTTTTTAACTATCTTCTTAACTGGTCTTTCTAAAGGCTCTACTACTTTTTTTTCTATATCTTTAGGTAAGTCTTTTACTTCTTTAGTAACTTTTTTAACTACCTTCTTAACTTTTTTAGCTACCTTTTTAATTGGTTTTGCTGGTGCTCCCATAACATTACCCCTTTGGTATTTGTAAACCAGACCCCTGACTACCTACCTGTGTTGCAGTATCCATGGCTAAGTCTGTTCTCAAAGCTTTCTTACCTGTTTTCTTTTTCTTTAATTGTGTACTCTCTAAATCTGTCTCGTCTAACTCTATGTCTGGAGTTTTAGCTACAGCTGTAACTGGACGAGCAGGAGTAGGGAGTGGTGCAGGAGACCTGCCTCCAAATAATCCACCCATCTTCTATTCCTCTGTGTTAAAATCGTTGTTTTGTAATTCAACAAGCTTCTGTATTATAGATTGTTGACCCCTGAGAAAGCTTAGTTCTTCAGGGGACACTTGTTCTAACGGAAGTTTGTTAGGGTATAACATTTTTAGATGGTTAAGTAACCCATCTGTAATGTTAAAATCGTTGCCTAGTAATTTCATGTATGCAAACTTTCGCTAATGTTGTAACTTTAGATATCAACTATCTCACAACCATCAGCAGTACAAGCTAAAGTTTGGCTACTGTTGGTAGTATCTTTCTTCTCATATAACGATAAAGCAGACCAATCAATCTTAGTAGGCATCTCATTAAGTAATGCATAATACTTTGCTTCCTCTATATCCTGATAAGGTGCTTGAGCATATGTGTGGTCACTATGAGGTAAGAAAGAAATACCTGAACATATGTCAAAGTTCTTGTATACCCATGCTCCTACTTCCATCCACTCAGCATCTTTAACTGTGATAGTAACAGAAGGTTTATGCTCACACCAGTTTAAGGCATAGTGTTTCCATAAGTCTAACTGTTCTATAGCAGTCATAACGTTACGTGTAACAGAACCAGTAGGTGATTTAGTAGGGAAGCTAAACACTGTAGTAGAGTCAGGCTTCATCACACAAGGTTCAGCAGGTATACCACTATCTTTTAGGAACATAGTTAGTGGGTCTTTATTATCTCCACGTACAGTTCTAATGTAGTAGTCACTATGTCTAGCATGAATACCAGAAGCACTATCAACTAACTGTGACACAGTACCTGAGGGTTTGACACACGTGATAGCTGCTGATTGTGGTATCTTTAAGATAGCAGAGTAGTAGATGTTAGTATCTATAGCTAGTTCTTTCATCTCTTTCAACCATGTCTTACTATCTAAAGTCTTAGACAATACTCTGTTATCCATGATACCAGTTAGTGATACACCTAATAGTCTCTCTTGTTCTGTATTCTCCTGCCATATCTTACGTAGGTAAGGCATGTGAGTAAAGGTAGATTGTATTGTACCTAGTATGGTAGCTAGTCTTACCTTCTTCTTAAGACTTTCTTTATCATCTGACTCACGTACAACAACCTCAGTTAAGTTACAAAACTGGTAGGGTCTTAGGATTATTTCTGAACAAGGATTAGTACCCCACTCATGCCCTGTTTCTCTACGTCCATTCATAGCCACATGTTTATCTGCTGCTACTCTTGAGAAGATACCTCTCTCACCTGACTTAGATTCTACTAGAGATAACCATTCTCTCATGAAACCTTCCATGTCAGGCTTGTCTGTATAAGCAACAGAGTTATTAGCTAGTGCTCTCTGTCCTTCATTCTCCCACCATGAACCTGACTTAGCTTTAGCCATACGTCCATCACTTAGGTTAGACAAGCTTATCATAGCTGAACGTCTAACACCACCTACAACTACGACCTCACCAATCTTACACATGATGTCATGGCACTCAATGGAGTTAAGCTTTCTACCTGCAGCACCTTTGAACTTCTCTACTACAAAGTTAAACAAGTCTATCAAAGGTTGTGCACCACTAGCTCTACCACCAAAGGTCTTGAGTCTAGCACCTGCAGGACGTACAGCAGACATGTCCCACTTAGGTATGTCACCTGTGTATAGATGTGACAATAACTTATGTAAAGCTTTTGCCCAACCTTCTTTACTATCTTCTACAAATACGACATCATTACTTTGCTGCATGTCAGCAGGGATATCAGGTAGTTTAGATATTGATTGTCTTTCTACACTAAAGCCTACACCTGTGCCACATAGTAGGATAAACATAGCTTCATCAAAAGCACGTATGTGGTCAACAGGTAAGTAAGAGCAGTTGTAGATACAAGTGTTATCTCTTTCTGCTGCAACACCTGCAGTCATCAAGGCTCTCATACTAGGCATAACTTGTAGATTAAGTATGGCTTCTTCTAGTTCTTCCCATACTTCAGGCTCTACTTTATCTGTACTTTTCTTTAAGAAGGACATGTATCTTCCTACAGTTTCATCCCATGTCTCTCTTCTGTTCTCTTCTTCTAACCATCTAGCATACCTACTAGTAGCTATAAATGTTTGGTAGTCTGTTGGTAATAAGTTGTTCATCTGTTATCCCCATTCCCTTGTATTGTTCCTCTTGCTTTACGGTCTGCTAGTTTATCTAAGTTCATCTCAGCTATGGTATCTAATCCATAACCTATGTCCCTAGCTATAGCAGCTATGTACCAAAGTACATCACCTAGTTCTCTTGCTAGGTTTTCTTTCTCATCTATGATTTGTTTATTATCTCTAATAATCTTCTTAACTTTTTCTGCTACCTCACCTGCTTCACCTGCTAGTCCAAGTGTAGGATACAGTATAGAAAACTTAGCATCATATATAGCTGTACTGTTTGCTTTAGTTTGATATGTTTTAAAATCCATTACCAGTTCTTCCCTTTAGTTTGTTCCATTAGTTCAATCATCTTAGTAAGATACCACTGTGCTTTCTTTGCATCTTGTATTGGGTCACCTTTAGCAAACAATCTAGTACTCAAGTACTTAATGACATTGCCTTGACAGTAACTGACTGCTTCCCACTCACCTAAGGCATCGACTATATAGTCTATAGTTTCTATCTTACCTTTGTTGTAGTGTGGTGGACTGTTAACCATATCTACTTTGGTGTCCATAGTTTTACCTCTCCTGTCTTCCTATTATATTCTCCATCACGTAGTATACGTGCTAGTCTAGCATTCTCTAAAGCTACTTCTTCTGATAGTCCCTGAGCTTTGAACGTATTGACAACAGTCTCCCACGTACAATTCCCCTTAAGAATCTTTTGAGCTTTAACAGCACCCACACTAGGACACCCTTTGTAATTATCAGTAGTGTCCCCCACAAGTGTTTGATAGTAGAACTGGTAGTCAGCTTCTTCTTCAGTAATAGTAACCACTTCTCCATTAATCCAATGCTTTGCAGGTATAGTGAGTAAGTCCTTATCTGCAGACCATATAATATTTCTTTCGCTTTGGCTACCAAGTATACCCAGTACGTCATCAGCTTCTAATCCTTTCCATATCTCAACGTTGTATTCTTGATTCATATATTCTTTAGCCCAGTTAAGTAGCATAGGCTTGCGTACTTCTTTACGATTTAGTTTGTAGTAAGGAGCTATGTCCTTACGATAGTTAGTCTTGTCTGTAAAAGCTATGAGATGATTGTCAACAGGAGCTTCCATTAGTTTGTTTATCTGTTCATCTACTCTAGCTTTAACTTCATCCTCCCAACAATGCAAAGTCCATAGTCCTTCACCCCAGTTGACAGGTGTCTCTGCACTAGTAGCAGCTTTGTAGGCTACGATGTCTCCATCAATTAGTAATCTTATCATCTATATCATCTCCCATTTTTAACCATACGTCCACATAAGTAGGACATTTAGGGCATGATAGATTGGTAACTATACCATCAAAGTTATACCCATCTTGTATATAAATGTCATGGTCACCACCCCATATTAGTTCAGTGCCACAGTGCCAACAGTTCATGGTTTATGTCCTTTCAAATATTCGTAAGCTCTCAGTACTTTATCTTTATCATCCTTGAAGCCACCTAGTCCTGTGTTACAGTTACCACATAACCAACCTCTGAATGTATCAGTATCATGGCAGTGGTCTAGTACCCAACGTTGTAAATTAGGTTGCCCATATTTACCTACTTCCTTTATATCTCTTTCACAGATAGGACAGCAGTAATCCTCAGGTGGATAGGGGTTCTCTTTTCTAAGTCTTTGTACTACTTTATCTTGACCTGACTTACAAGACCTACACTTTCTTTTTATCTCTCCAGATGTAAGTACTCTATAGTTAGAAATAGGTTGCATAATGTTACATACATTACATGTCACTGCCTCAATGAGTGTCTGCCCAGTTTCGTCCATACTTGTAATCACTGTCAAGTTTGCATCTGAACTTGAAGTGTCTTTCAACTCTTCCCATACATCCTTGAATAAGTCTCCCTGTATCATCCTCTTGTCCTTCCTTTACTAGTAGTTGTACCTCATCGTGAATGAATGCTACAATCTTTGCATCAAGTCCTTGTTCTTTTATAGCCCTAGCTATGAAGACATACCAAGTCTTACATACTAAAGCACCAGCTGATTGTAACAAAGTATTAAGTGAAGCATGACTATGCCTGACAGGTATAATACGTCCATCTAATCCTTTGACCCAACCTCTTTCATCTGCTGCTTCTGATACTGCATCCTTGAGATACTTAAGTGCAGGTAGTTTCTTCAAGAACTTCTTCTTGATTGCTCTACCTTCTTTAGCTCCCTTACCTATTATCTTACCTGTCTTCTCATCACCTGA